AGCCAGCATCTTCCGTGTAGAAACCACGCAGGCTCGACAGAGCTTGAGCTTCCACGATGTCCTCGATCAAACGCGAGTATTCGTAGTGGTTGTTGATAGACACAGAAATGTCGGTATCGCTCTCAGCGATCAGCGTCACGGTGTTGGCAGCGGCCTTGGCAGAAGCAGAACCACGGGTGGGGCTAGGAATGTGAATCGTGTCACCCTTCTTGCCCTTGAAGTTCATCTTCTTAACCAGGTTAGCCATAACCAGGTTCTTCTTGTACGCAGCAACAATCTCATCACTCCATACTTCAGGAATAAAATTCGCTGCGCTGGTGGTGGTTACGGCATTTGCGCCGGAAAAGGTATTAGCCATTTTATAAAACTCCTAAAAATTGATTATCGAACACGCCCTTCGGCGTATGCTTTCATGATTTCTGGCTGAAGCTGTTCATAACGATCAGGATCAGTCATCTTTAGCCGGATTAGGTCAGCACGGCGATAGACTTTGGCTGAAGACTCTCCAGTACCTCCAGTGTCAACGGAAGCAGCCTTGAGATTCTGTTTAAGAACCTGTTTGCCTGCATCAGCGGTCTGCTTGGCTTTAACACCACGAATCTGCTTAAATGTACTCAACAATTCATCAGCAGCTTGAAAATCGTATTGACTGTCTGCCATAGCAAACATATTCAAACGAATCGGAGAGGCTTTAACCCACTCCTGGAACTCACCATCCCCTACCACTTCTGCAAAATCAGGATGCTTCTGTTGAAGCATTTGCTGAGTCTGCATCTTCTTGAACTGTTGTGCAGCTTCACGAGCAGCGATAATGTCTGGATGAGTCTCAACTGCTTTTTGAACCGCTGTTTTCGGATCTTCAAAGAAGTCAATCTCTGTTTCTTGTTTAGCAACTGGTTGCTCTTTATTGAGGTTCTGCTGAATTAACTGGTCTGCGAGCTTACGCATCTCTCCTACTTCTTGTGCCTGCCTTCCAATCAGCTTTTCAGCCTCTTGGTGCATCTTCACAATATCCTCCAGACTCTTGCCTGAGTATTTCTCAGGAATCTGTGGGACCGCAGGTTCAGGAGTTACCTCCTCTTGGATCTGCTTTTGCTCTTCAGCCTCGATCTCACTCGGCTTCTCAATTTCTTCGTCAATCAATGCCATACTTACCTCTCCTGCCGATAAACGGTTCTAGGATAATTTATAGAATGGAACGACTATATGTTTTCCGTTCCGTTTTGTTTGCGCTCAACAGCCAATTTCTCAGCCCTTTTACGCTCCCATGCGTCATAAGCTGTGGGGAATTGACCTGTAATCCCTTCCAACTTAAACATGGGTGTTGAGATTATGCGTTTAGCATCTTGTGAGCAGATTGGGCAAGCCCTTACTCGGATACTATCGTCCACATAAGCCTCGGTTACGTGATAATCCTCACAGCAGAACTCAAACAATCGTTTCATGTTGGAGCTCCTCAAAGGCTTTCTCACATATTTCCTTACGCTGGAGAACCAGATTAAGAATATCTAACTGTCCTTTACGGAAATAAAGATCTTGTGTGTCCGCGACAGTAGATAAATCGTTTAAACTAGCCTTCAATGCTTGGAAATCTTCCATCAACAATGACCACCCTTTGGTAGCCATCATCGAAAACATCTCTTCGTAGTAAACTTGTAGTTCTTTGTCCATTAGGAGAACTTAGTAGTTAATAATAACGTTAATTTAACATAAAAGGACTACTTTGTCAAGCCTTTTTTGCTCTATTCATCATTTGTAGGGTCGCAATACGCTCATTTGAGGCAATATCAGCGGCTTTTAGGTTAACTTGCTTCTCTTTTAGCATCACGTCAGCCAGTTTTAGGCGCTTTTCAAAGTCATTTCCGTTGTCCAGGTTCGTTGCCGCAGCCTGAATGATGTCAACTCGATGCTTTTCAGGTAGGAGTTGAGCTTCAATCACAGTCTTTTGAGCCTCTGCCTGCTCTTTAGCGGCCTTAGCACTCAATTCCTGGGTCTGAGCCTGTTTCAAAGCCATATCCATCTGCTGAGCCTGCATAGCAGCCTGCTGAGCTTCAGGGTTAGGCTGGCTCATCTGGTCCAAAGCAGTCATCAGCTCACCTCGGTTGGACAGAGAACTGTTAGCCAGGATACCCTTCAGGATAATCGGCAGCACCGGAGTGTCTGGTCCGAGGGTCTGAAGCAGTCCGATGAGCTGTTGTTGCTCATATTCACGAGCCATAATCCCCAGATTACCTGTGGGAATGAAGTTCATGTCCACAGAAGGATAGCGCTCAGGGTCAAACTGCATATAACGGAAGGCAGCTTTCTTAATGAACGGAATCAGGAAGTCTTCCTGGAAGTTGCTCAAGGTACGCTTGTATTTCTTGATAATTCCAGCCAACACCATGCTCATTCCGCTAGCGCCAGCATCCCGAGGCACGTTAGAAGGCATTCCAGATGCGTCCACAGTACCTGTAGCCTGCAACAGCATACGCTCGAAGTTCTGAGCTGCGGCAGCATTGGTTCCATCAGTGCGCCCAAAGTTGAACGGCATCAGGATTTCTGAAGGTGCTCCGTTGGTCAGGATTGCCTTACCAGGCCGTACTTCGAACTTAGCGCCACGAGGCAGTCGGGTAGCGTCCATAGCCACCATAGGGGCGGTGGTTAAGGCCATGGAGTCCAACATGGAACGATACTGGCTATCAATAGCCTTCTGCATGTTGTAAGCCTTCTCAGCCGTTCCACGACCCCAGAAGCGTCCAGGAACCGTATCGTCTTGATACGCCACCACGGGACGATCCTTCATCATGTACGGGTTTGCTTCAGCTTTCAACAGGATACCGTCATTGGCGATCACTACAATGGCTTCAACCAGATCAGCATAATCCTCGGCTTCTGAACCTTCAGGGAATAAATCCTCAAATTCACCTTCTTGCTCGCCCTCAAGATACTCACGGGGAACCAGACCATAATACGTCAACAACTTGACCTTATCATCCTGGTACTGAGTCTCGTCTTGGGTGGGCTCCAGTTCTTGTGTGCCATATTCAGAACCAATGTCAACCTTCTTATAGGTTCCGTTCTCCATGTTCTGAACCACTTTGTGGATGGAGACATACTTCTCAATCGCCACTCCGAGCGCATCCTCGATGCTGTCCGCATTAGGGTCAATCAGGAAGTTACGAGGATTAACCGGCTTTAGAGGAACACTGATTCGCTTGTATTCCTCAACACCGATAGCCGCTGTACCAGCCACGCCAGGGATAGGCTTAGTAGCAGGGCGGAAGGCAGTTACTTCCTTGACAAGAATCTCACCAATGCCAGTGCCGTAGATCTCAGCCATGAGTTCAACAGCATCAATAGCTTTGATAATCTTGTCTTGTTTAAAATCTTCATTCAGTTTTGCTTTGATATCTTCAACATCCAGAGGATTACCGTTCACATCCATGATGTCGTCTTTGATGTCAAAAAACTCTCCTTGACCAAAGATAGCTTCCATGACCTCAGCGTGCCTGGTCTCGATAGCCTGCTGCGTTGCAGGAGACACCAGGCGACTACGCTCAGTCTCTTTTGTCTTATCAAGAGCACTCCAGCGACCACGGAAGATACGCTCGTATTCATCCCAGTCAGCTAGAAAGTTAGTGTCACGGTAGTCACGCCAACGGTTGGTATGCCCGATTACAAAATCTACCAGACCGTTCTCTTCTTCGGTCGGTTCCTCGTAGCCTTCGTATTCATTTTCTTCCATTGTGTTTCCTTACCATTTAACTTTGTTAGCAACCGCAGCGCATAGTTCTGTAAATTCTTCTACAGAAAGAGTGCCACGCATCATATTTATCTTTTTATGTACAAGCTGGATGTTTTCTAAAAAATATCCTTCATTGTTATTAATACGATCAATAGACGCTGTGTGATCCCATCCTATTTTACTCCAGCCGATTGACAGTCCAGAAAGAGCACAAACTTCATTCTGTTCTTCATACAATTCATTAATCTGTTCAGGTGTTAAATCCCAAGAGTATCCACGTACAAGAGCACTTTTTGAAAAAGACTCGTACCAAGCAAGACGAACTGCCCCGACCATTCCTGAGGCTTTATTAGTTTTATTACTACAAGCCTTACAAGGTTGTTCTATATTATGAGCACCAATGCAATAATTTCTGCGCAGATGCGTTATTTGATTATTACACTGTGGACAATAACGAACCCATCGATTGTTTTCGTTTTTAAAAACCGTATCAGGAACTTCTAAAGGAAACGGCATTATTTACCGCCCCACTTCACGCGGTCAGCCCAGTACGCCGCACTCATGCGCCCCTTGGCGATATTCTGTGCGTGTCGAGCCTTGAAAGCCTTGTTACGGGCCGATCCTTCAGGAGAACCTTGTACGCCTTGCTGTCCAAAGCGAATTGTTTTAATTTCATCGCCATCCTTAGCCACAACAATGTGACTTTTTGTAGGATGGTTTGGTGTTCTCTTTGGTTTGTTGTAACCACTAACACCAGCACGAGCAAGTCTTGGATCAGTAGCCATTCTTTTTCTTTCCCTTCTTGGCGGTCTTGGCAGAGTCCTTGAAGTCCTGAGCCGTGGGAGCACCCTTGCTTCCAGGTTTCCTCATTCTTTCACCAGAACCAGCGGCAATGCGCTTACGCTTGGCGTTGATGTTTGCGTACAATCCTTGTTTCATAGTCAGTATCCACTTATAGGGTCAAGAACTTCAAACTCATCTTCCTCATAATCAGCGTTGTAGTTAGCAACCGCAAGCTGATCCACATAACTCAAAGCATCCACTAGGTCATCATGCACACCATTGGTAGGGAACATGATGAGTTGATCCCTAAACTCAGTCCAATCTTCATCCTCGTTAAAGGTAATTCGACCATGCTCCAAGCGTCCTTGCAGTGACCAGATAACTCTGTCCACCTTCTTTTTGTTTCCATGAGTAAGATCATGTATATGGGCATAGATGTTATTCTTCCTCATCAAATCGTTTAAGTAAGGTAAGACAGCATTCTTCAATGCTCCTCGCTCAATACCGATTGCACTCGGTTGGAAATCCCTTATGGTTTTTAGAATATTGACAGCAGTCTGCCTAATGTCCCATCGACCGTGCTCAATGCTATGAACCCACCAATCACCGTTATCCAAAAGCTTAACAATAGCAATAGCAGTCTCATCTAATCGCTTCTTGGATGCTCCAGCATTCTTAGCCACATCCTCAAACCCAGCCAAGTCCACTGCAACATAGTAAGCCCCAAACTGAGGTTCTTCAGCTTCCTTAAACCACTCTTCCTTGAATACGTCAGCTCCTGCGGTATCGAAGGAACTCAGGTATTCCTGCTTAAAGGCAAAAGAGCTGAGAGTCTTCTGAGCAGCCTCAATTTCCTTTGGATCAATGGTTTCATTGTCCTTGGTGGTAAAGTGCCAACTCTTCCACTCCTCATCCTCTTCCTGACCCAGCTTAAACACATCGTAGAACCAGTTCCTACCAGAAGGAGTAGAAATAAACAACGCTCTACCCTTTTTGTCAGACAAAGAAGCTCGGATAATCTTTTCCCATACATCCTGCTTAACGAATGCACACTCGTCTAGGACCACATACGTCAGAGACATACCACGCAAAGAGTCTGGATTATCAGCGCCCCTTACCAGTATCTTTCGTCCGTTTATCAACGTGATCTCAAGGTTGTTCACGTGGCTGGACTTAATCACTGGCCTACCCAACTCATGGAGCAAGTCCCAGATAATCGACCGTGCTTGTCCCAGCGTTGGAGCGATATACATCACCGCTGAACCGTCAGGACAATTCAAACCCTCAATCAACAACGTAACAGCAGACAACCTGGACTTACCACATCGACGACCTGCTGCAACCACCTTAAACCGCTTCTTAGATCCAAAGACCTCTTGCTGCCACCGCAAAAGTTGGAAGTTAAGACTGGTCATGGTAATCCTTGATTTCCACGTCAGTCACGTCCTCTACCATCTCAATAGGCTCATCAAGGCCCACAGAAGGACTTTGGAGACCAGAAATGTTGATACTGATGCTCGGGGTACTACCGCCCTGCTTTGAAGCCTCAAAAGCTGAGACAGGGACAATCCTATCGACAATCAACTTCCAGGCAGCAGCTTGGTTTTTATGTTCATTATCCAAAGCAGCGTCATAAATGGCCTCAAGCACTTTTGCGCTCTTGGGTGAATTCAGCATTCTGAGTTTGTACTCATTGATGATAGCCGTATCACCCTTGGGACGACCTACAACACCAGTATTCTTTTTCTTAAGGGCGACAATCTCTCCCTTCTTGGGTCTTCCACGACCACGTTTCTTCGGTTCTGTTTCCATGTTTATCCTTTGGGACATGGTTGTTTAGACAAAAATCCAAGATACCCCTTTAGCTTTAAAGTATCTTTAATGTATATCTTATATATTTATTAATAATTATTATTTAACATTAAAGTTACTTTAACGCATTAGAGTACATTAAAGTATACATTAAAGCTATAAAGTATACTATAAAGATACTATAGCATACTTTTATGCACTTGTCAAGCATTTTATGACAAAAGATTAAGATTTATTGTCTTTTTACTGTTTAAGGCTTCACTTTATAGTCCCCTTCCAGGGTGCACGCCTGCCCGTCTAAGGTCTCCTTTTACAATATTATGTTAAATTATGTCTTCTGTAGCTAATTGTCTTTATCTTTCAATAACTTACGTGATCTCATCTGTCCCCAATTAAATGTACTATTTAGTTACTTTTGTATGCTCTTTTTTGTGAACGCTAGAGGTATCCGCAAAAGTAAACACTAAAGCCACACCCCTCCCCCCTATGTCGATCACTAATGACTGACTGGTCAGTAAGTAGCTAAGTTAGTTAGCACTCACGTCACTAGAGTGCTAGTAAGTACTCACTCACAAGTCTGTATACAGTATACAGCTAATGATAATGGATTCTCAATAGCATGTTGCAGTGCAACAAAAGTGCATGAAACTTTAATGAGAATCATTCTCAATTAGATGTTGCAGTGCACAATAGATCAGGCGTGAGGGGCGTTGAAGGTGCCTATAACGTACACCTGGGTGACTAAGGGTTTACCCTGACAAGCCTGACAAGATAGTTTATATATAAACTAATGAGCACTAGTATGGTGCCAGTATGCACACTCATGCTACATACTGGTGCATAGGGCAATATTCGTGCCAATAATTGCACCGATTATGTGCAAGATTTTAGAGTACTTTAGTAGTGCTAGAAAAATAATGTAGTACTTTAGAGTCTACAGTCTAATAAAAAGTAACACGCGAGTATTAATAAAAGTGGGTTGGCATGGTACATGCA